TCCCCCGATCCTGGGAATCACTTACGCTTTTTGGTTTTAGGTGCCTGATAACCCCAGGTCTTTGGATTGATTGTGCCAAATCCAAAATCAATGCTCTTCAGATTCTCACGAAACTTATCCCAGTACATGTCAAACAGTTTGCTTCTACTACCTTTAGTCAGGTCAAAGCAAACCATATCGTCAACAAGATACTTGATGATATAAGCATCTCTGGGTGCTTCTTTCGTACAGACTTCGGCATAAGAACCATTTTCAACGATGATGTCACAACCGTAGCGTGACTTACAAGTTTCTTTTTCTGCTGGTGTCCAATGGTCCATATGCTTTTCCTGTCGTTTATCAACAACCTGACTCACGAACGCCCTCCCCATTGAATGTCGGGATATGCCTCCGCAACAACTTCTTTGGTGATATTATACTTTTCGGAAAGTTTCTTGTCCTTACAAAGGCAAATGATCTCTGCCTCAAGAGGATGAAGTCCTTCAAGAATATTGATAAACATTGTCTCACGACGAATGTTGTTGAGAGTATCATTTCCACCTTTGATGAAATGATAGAAGTTCACATACTCTCTACGAATCGTGGTATGTCCTTGATTATCACTCGCACCAAGAGAGAATGATCCAGTCTCATGCATTCTACGAACTTCTTCAGTGATCTTTGTGGAGAGAGATCCATTATAAGAAGTCTGATCTGCATATCCAGAATAGGGTACAGCACCCTCTGGAAGAACAGAAATGATAGACTCGTCAAAGTTCCAAACAAATAGAGACTTCAGGGAGATGTGCTCATACTTTTTGAGAACTTCTACTTTCTTGACATTAGATCTCTGTTTTGATACAAGATCTAATACTTCAAATGTGAAAGGATTATTTGGTAATTCTGGAATTGGAGTGACCTTGACGGTTTTTGATTGTGCTTTAGTCGTCGTGGTCTTCTTCTGCGTCGTCGTTGTCATAATAGTTTTCAAAGTTAAATGCGATTACTTCATCTGGGATTAAATTGCCTTGGGAGTCAAACATCTCTGGATGTGGTCTTGGAATCTCCCGATAGTTCATCATATATTCTCTTGCTACCCAACCTGTTACAAGTCCCACTATTAGAAACAATACGGTTAGAAAGGAACCAAAGACTAAACTAACTGCTAACATTTCTTTTACCTCGGGAAACTACTTTTCTTTTCCTTGACTTAAAGGAAAACTCAAAATAGATGGTTACCTCCCGATTTAGAAAGCAAACCATCTTCTCAAAGATGATGTGAAACGGTTGAGTCTGCTTTCTTTTGCCTCCATTAAGTATAAGTTCAACACCACGATTAAAGTGGTCTTCCTTTTTATTTAGGTCAGGATTTGATGATTTGTTGTTCCTTGAGGAATTTGATTGTGTCAACGGATCCTCCTAATTTCTTATCGTCACAGATAACCTGTGGGAAAGTTGAACCTTTTCCAAACTCTGCATAAAACTCATCTCTGGTAAAATGCTCATTGAGATTATATACTACAAAGTTACTTCCTGTCAACTCAAGAACTTGTTTGACTTTATAGCAGTATGGGCAGTCTTCTTTTGAATATACAGTAAAGTTCATAATTTGTTATGATTTTATATTAATTTATAATAGAAAAAAGGAGGGTATGAAACCCTCCTCATTATACCACCAACTCACCTCTCCCACCACAGAGAGGGTCTTCATTCCCAAAGTTACAAGGATGTTGAAGACCTTGTTATTATAAGGAAAAATGAATGAAACGTCAAGGGGGCTTGACGGAATTGAATTTTATGATTAGACTAGGTTTGTTGCCGTTGAAGATAAGTTATAACTTAATTAAGGTTTAGGACCTAAAAGACTCTCATCCCAAACTTCTTTGAGTTCTGTTGTGATCTCATCAACGGTTGTTCCAGTTATTTCTGCTTCTGTAACAAGGTTTGTTACGTCTCTAAGTGCTTGCTTTTGTGCTGTGATAGTAGAAGTATCTCCACCAAGTTCAAGAGCACGTACAAACTCAACGTCAAGTTTTTCAAGAAGAGGTTTTCTTACTTCTCTTATTTTATCTTTTTGAATTTCTTTTGCTTTATCTACATTAATTTTAATCATTTTTTATACTCCTTTGCCCAGTTTTCATAGTCCATTCCATATCCAGTAGGTTCTCCAAGTGCTTCAGTATCAAGTTCCCAAGCATTAAAGAATGTGTGGTCATTGGAAACATATTCTTCATCAACAATCCAAAATGGTTGACCAGTTGGAGTGTCTTTGAGAGCAATTTCATTAATAGTATAAGTTTCTAATGCTTCTTGTGTTGGATATCCTATGGATACTCCACCATTACCGTTATCTAATAAAATTAGTTGAGTCATAATATTTTATTTGTATTTATTAGTTTAACGATAAAATGCTAGATTAGCAAAAGGAGCATCAGTGTCCGAATCAGCGGGAGTAACATTTTTAAACCGATATGCTGATGTTGTAGGGGCAACTGAATTATGTCTTAAGTGAATTCCCCAATTTACACCTTGTATTCCCGCTGCATGAGTTACTGCATAGTTTGCATCAACAAATGCGTTTGTAAAATTTACAGTATAATCACCTGTTCCATTTTTAAATACTGTGGAAACATTACCTGAACCACTAATAGTTTGGTTTGTTGAGTTTGATCCACTTCCATTAAATCTTACCCAAGCACGTACTCCATAAGCCGTTGCTGCTGAACCATATCCAGAGTTAAATAATAAATTTCCATTAGAGTTCAATTGCATTTGAACTCCCAATTCACCATTATCAGGTTTGACTTGAAATCTCAAATATCCACCAGTATCTGCAGCATTCGCAACATTAGTATTTGTATAAGACTCAATAACTGCCTTAATACCAGGATTGCCTGTTACATTGGTTCCAGATACTTTATTTCCATATAAAAGACTTCCAACTCTTGTTGCACTTGGATTTGCATTTGGGCTCACTAACGCAATTACACCATCAGATGGGTTTCCTCCACCAGCAGTTCCAGAAAAAGTATAGACTAATTGATTAGTATCTTTACCCCAAGATAAATCTGATGTTGTTATTCCAGAACCAAAAGTTGCTTCACCTCTTACATCTAAAGGTTTTACAGCACTTATTGTTCCTATACCCAAACGACCACTACTATCAAACCTAGCTGCTTCTACACCACCTTCTGCAAATGCTATGGTATCAGCACTGGGAAAAAATATGCCAGTGTTTGAGTCGCCTGTTGGTGTTATAGATGGAGCAGCAGTGGTTCCAGCAGAAACTACAATGCCACTAGAAAACGTAGAAACTCCCGAAGAACTTAAAGTATTATTTCCAATCTTAATCGTTCCTGACTGAACATCCAAAGCGCTCGTTGGTACTGACGTTCCGATACCGACTCTACCAGTGGAATCCTGATAGACTCCGCCAGTACCAGATTGATGTAACCAACGATTGAATCTTATATCAGACATTCTTTTTTATTGATATTTATCCTACAAGATGACCACAAAAACCATTATGATTATTTCCACCACCATACATACCACAAGCAGTTCCGGCAGTAAATACGGAAACATAATCACCAGCCACCAATGATAATATTACAGAAAACCCAACTGATCTAAACGCTGGTGAGCTTGTAGAGGTATACGGATTATGTGGATAGGTAATAAGATTTCCATTTTTTCTAATATCATACCAAACCGCAGCATTAATATCACTCATTCCAAACATTGAAAAAAAGTAAGTTCCGGCAACTGGTGCGGTGAATCTACCTGTAGAAGTACTAAAATAACTTCCAACATTGGTGTTTGCCACATTAAATACAATTTCAGTATTTAATGTCTGAGTTCCTGTTCCTCCACCAGGGGTAGTATAAACCGCATCAAATGCTGGTTGATTGGGAACACGCCATCTACCTATTTCATCAATAGTAGCTAAAAGAAGACCAGCACTTCCATCACTATCATTTTCCCTAAAAAATCTCATATGAGATACGGATGTTGCTGTTCCAGCAGTATTCCAATGATTATCAATACTTAAACGATATTTTGTTGCTGCTCTTGCGGGTGCTCTTAGCGTTAATTGTCCTCCCTCGGTAATGGAATTTGGAGAAGCAGTATCAGATACTGATTCAATAGTTCCTTGAACAGTTAGAGATGATGTTGGATTATTAGTTCCTATACCAACCAAGCCACCGGCAGTTGTGGTAATTACCGTGCCACCAGTTCCTACATTTAACGTTGTGGTATTTAAAGTAGTAGCAGTGACTGTTGTAAAAGTAGAAACCCCAGAGACACTCGCAGCATAAGTAATTGTTCCGCCAGCAGTCCCAATAGCGACGTTAGTTCCACTCGCAGGAACGATAGCATTAACTCGGAGACTGCTAGCCATTTATAAACTCCTTTGTATTATCAACCAGCGAGTGCTGCTGACGCTGCTGCTGCCTCTTCGTTTCTTTGTGCTGCTGTCTTAACTAGACCTTCTTCGTATGCTGCCAGAACCATATCTGGTTTGTTAGTAGCGGTAATAGGTTCGTTATTTTCTAACTTATGCTTGACGTAGAGGTCGCAGATTTCGTCAATCGCAATGCGAGCACGGTTGTGTGCTGCATTATCAATCCAGTCTTGTGGGTCAGCAGCGACATATTGAAGTGCTAGGTCTTCTGCTTCTGTTAAAGTAATTGTATAGTCCATACTTATATGTAAATTGTTTTGAAGTATTTAGTGGTATTTATTATGATATTTTGGCACCTGAAAATGAAATAAAACCACTACCTCCAATTAATTGGACAGTATTTGCCGACCAGTAAACATCAACTACATCACCTACCGCTAAACTTACAATGCAGGATGAATTTATGACGGTGTTATCCCCAATATCATCTCCTGCAGTTTGTCTTAACTCTGCTCTTTGGCGAATATTTCCATTTACTCTTATATCCCACATTGATTCTGTATTTGCATCAGTATATGTTGAGGCTTGGAAAAAATAAACTCCACCGACTGGTGCAGTAAAGGCATAAGTTGAAGTATTATATGAGTTTGTGTTATCAAAACCACCACTATCAGAGGTGGAATTATACGGTAATCTTTGTGCTGATGTAATAGTTACAGATGTAGTAGCTGTTGCTCTGAATGCAGGTTGAAATGGAATAGTCACGTATCCATTACTATCAACCTTAAATCTTTCTGTCCCAGATCCAATCTGACCAGAATATAATCTAAAATTATCAATATAGTGGTGATGTATATTTCCAGAAGTTACACCAGTGTCCCACCCAGCAGCATGAGGACTCATTACAAATCTTCCGGTGGTATTAATTCCGGAATGAACACCAGTTATATCAATAAATTTAGACGGATTATCAGTCCCTATACCAATGGATCCAGCAGCACCTACTCTTATTCTTTCGGTATTATTAGTACCTATGGTCAGTATATTAGTAGCAGGAGAGGTAATAGAAGCACCAGTGCCAACAGCAAAACCACCACCAGTAATACCACCACTAAGATTTACTGGACTACTAATTGTTACAGTAGAAACTCCAGTATCAGATTGAATATTATTAACTATAATTCTACTAGTCATACGATTGTCCAAACTCCTTGTACTGTGACGGTGTAACCAGCACCGACTGTGACTGTTCCGGCAGTCACTCCGTTAGTTCCTAATGGTATTGTCACGTTCTCATCAATTGTGTTTTTATTTGTTTTGATGACTCCATAAGTATCAACCCATTGTGAAGCACCATTAGCACTAATTGAATCTTTAAAGTCAACAGTCGTTCCAGTTTGTGAGCGAATGTTTTGAACATAGATGCGAGTCATACGATTGCCCACTCCCCATTCACCGTGACTTCATAACCTGGTTGAACTGTAATGGGACCAGAAGAAAGACCATTGGTTCCTTCTGGAATAATCACATTTTCAGCAATGGTATCACGATTGGTTTTAATCACTCCATAAGTATCCACCCATTGCTTATCACCATTTGCGGTGATGGTATCTTTAAACTCCGTTGTTGTGGAAGTTGAATCAATGATATTAGCTTTGAGTGTGCTCATTGCGGGTTTTTAACTATTTAGAGTTTATAGCGAATAATAACTATTCCAGGACCACCAGTTGCAGTGCTTCCTGGTCCACCTTGATAGTCTGCACCGCCTCCACCTCCACCATATCCGATAGCAGCAGTTCCATTTCCATTACCAACCCTTGCTCCAAAACCACCAATATTACCTAAACCACCTTGTGGAGTTGCCTGACCTGTTCCGGTGTCAATATTAGTGCCTCCACCCCCTCCACCACCATAGTAACCAGCGTCTCCCATAGCATTAGCAAATGGTGAAGGAACTGCAGGAGCAAGAGTAAGTCTGTTGAAATTTGGAAATGCTGCTCCCATACCACCATTACCACCATTACCAGGTTCTCCTGGAACATCGGCAGTTCTTCCTACTTCACCAGCACCTCCACCACCACCACCTCCATTAAATGATACACCGGGAGTGCAACCACCACCATCGTGCCCATAATTTGTTACAGTAAATGGTAATGCTGGATGTGATGGTTGCGTTCCAGATGAATTTCCAAAATTACCAGAGTTACCATCTGCACCATCTCCACCACCAGAACCTCCTGGTCTACCTATTGTTCCTGGTCCTCTAGCAGCTCCACCACCTCCACCATATCCAGTCATAGTCCATGGACCACCTGGATTGGCAAAAGAACTATTTCCACCATCACCACCTGCAGATGGTTGAGCACCAGAAGCTGCTCCTGCTGACCCAACAGTTGCTACATAAGTTCCTGGTGCAAGTGGAACTTCCGCACTATAAATGATGCCACCGGCACCTCCACCGCCAGTTCCACCTCCACCGCCACCACCAACTACAAGAACTTCTGCGGTGATTGAACCAGAAGAAACTACAAATGGGTTTGTAGATGTATAAACGTGATATCTAAATCCATTGCCAGGATTTAAAGTTGTTCCACCTGTTGCGGTAAACGAAGATTGAGCAGCAACAGTTGATGTTAAGGTTAACCATTGAGTTCCATTATAAACTTGTAATGCTCCAACAGTAGAATTAAAAATTAATGCTCCTGTTGCGGTAGATGCTGTTGAAACTCTTGTAGATGTTGATGAAGTTACAATGCCTGTATTTGTAGAACTTACAACAGCAGTTCCAATAGTAATAGAACCAGAACTTCCTAAATTTATAGAACCAGAAGTAATTGAAGTAACTCCTATTGTTAACGAATCAGCACTTACCGTAACCGTCTGACCGCTTCCAACTGGTTTTATTGTATTGACATTCAGAATACTCATTGGAGTTTTTTAGGTATTTATTATTCTGGTTTAGGATACTTTAATTTAATTGCCTCACATTTTGCATAATACTCATCAAGTTTGGTAGTATCACCTTTTGAGGACCAATACAAAGCATCAGCAAGTTCTTTTAAGTCTGGATACTCTGGTGCTCTTTGTCTTTGATATTGAATGAGTTCGTATTCTACCTGAAGTCTTTCTATTTCTGCTTCTACTTCTTCTCGTGTTGGTTTTAGTTGAGCATTGGTATCAAACCAATCCAACCCTTCATAAGTACCTCCATTAACAGAGAATATTGCTCCAGGTCTTAATGATTTTATTGCGGCAATTAATGTAATCATCCTGCTATCTCCATAAGAACTATTTGACTACTAACATCAAAAGAAGCATCAAGTCCTCTACTATTTACATAAAGTTCTTGACCCCAAACTTGAATTTTATATGTCGTTGAAGATGTTGTTGCTGGACTATCTATCAAGTAAATAACTCTAGAGTGAACCGCAAAATAATCTTGTCCAGCAACTTGTCCAAAATATCCGTCAGCACCACTGCCTATTTCAGTGGAATTTCTCATCAATCTTGCGAAAGAATCTCCACCAGCTGACGTTGCTGAAAAATTAACATGTCCTAGTATTAATATTCTACTACTTGTGGATGATGGAGTTATTGAAACAGAAAGTCCGGGAACATCAGTAGGAGTTACTGTGCCGCTTTGATAATATTGGTCAGTCTTATTTACAGAAACTACTTGAAGAATGCCTCCAGTTTGATTTAATATTTTTCTCCCAGAACTATTTAAGATAGATGTGTTGGCAGTTGAAAGTTGTAAATTTCCAGAACTATCAATTCTTGCTCTTTCATTTGCACCAGTAGAAAATATAATTGGATTGCTGGTATCTGCTTGTAAGGATAATGTATCGTAAGAATAAATTAAACTTCCAGTTCCAGTTATACCGCCATAACTATAAGAAGAACCTGTTCTTGATAATTGGATGTTTCTAGTTCCATCACTAATTCTTATACCATCGGATGAAGTGCCAAGAGATGTTGGATCACTTACTCCAATATGAGTTTTGTTTAATGGATTATTAGTTCCCAATCCAATAAAACCAGTAGCAGTTGTAGTAATAACTGTTCCACCAGTTCCAACATTTAATCTTGTAAAAGTAGAAACACCAGTTGTATTAACGTTCGCAGCAGTAATGACACCTACAAACTGAATATTACCATTTGGATCAACAGTAAAAGTATTTCCTGTTGTATTAATACCTACCGTGGTAATACCAGCAGTCTTACCGTCAATCTGTATCAGAACTCTTCCCTGCGAGCTAGTAACTTTAACCTTCTCATCAATAGTAGGACTTGAAGCATCTGCCTTTGCTTCTATATTACTAACGCGGAGAGTACTCATTCCTTTATATCACCTTTTGAATATTTAGACTACGACTAAAACGGAACCAGTTGCAACGTCAATTGTAATACCAAGTCCAACTGTTACGGGACCAATTACAAGACCGTTTTTACCTGATGGGATAAAAAGATTTGAATCAATATTTTGATCTGTTAAAATGGCACCATCTACAAGAGCAATGTTACCAACTGCCTGAATTGCTCCTTCTGAATTGGCAGCACCAGCAATGGTCGTCGTATTGATTCCAAGACTCTTTGTGGTACTCAAACCTACAGAGTTAACAGCAAAGATTGTATTTGCCGAACCACTCTGAATGCTGATGTCAACTGTTTTGGTGGAGACATTATAAGTGAATGTGTTTCCAGTTCCAATAAAGTTCAGTTGAGTAACACCAGCACCAGCGATCGAAATACCACCAGACTGAATTCCTACACCTCTTGCGTTTGGATCTAGTTTCTCATAAGTTACAGATTCGTATTGTAACTTATTCGTTGAAACAGTTCCATCACCAGGAACTCCAATACCCAGTGCTTCTCCAAGAGAAATACAGAAGAAGTCGTCGGTTGATTGTGGAGCTGCTGCGAAGATGATTTGGTTTTCATCAATCTCATATGCTGATGATGGTTCCTGTATAACACCACCAAGAGATACGAGAATTGAAAATGCTGAACCTGGATAATGAGGATTTCCACCAGAGGTTAAGTTGAATCTTACGGTAGACCCATTAAACTGTGATGAAATATCATCCAGTTTGAGATAATTTCCAGCGTTTAATTGTCTACCAATATATGCCATTATGGTTTTTTAAGTATTTAGTTAATCAGGTAAAGAATCAAAACTCAAAATAGATGAAGAAAAAACAGTTTGATTTTGAACTTTGTTATCAAACCTGTCTTTAATTT